TTGTATTGGTGATAACCGTATAGATACTTGGTTTCATTGACGATACAGTGACAATTACTGCATCCCCGGCTTCAATTGATGGATCCGACTGTGTTGTGACATTCAGCGGACGAAAACAGCTGTATCTCAGTTTTTTTCCAACATGTTCCGCTACTATCTCAGCTTCTGAAGCATCCTGGATCAGTGGATTATTTTCAATTACAATCTCATATCCTTCGTCTCCATAGGTTTTCGTCGGAGGATCACTCTCGCCTGTCTGTGCAATCACCTGTATGCCAGTGATCACGATATCATCTGTGTTGATGCTCTTTGTTTTCAGATCGTACAGGTGGTAATATGCATCCATAGATGCAAAATCCGCAGAATATACATCTCCTGTGTTCCATGGGCTGAAGCTCCCGCCATCAAGATCGGATCCTGTGGAATACGGCGTATCCTGGTCAAATATACCGCCCCAGATATTCACATCATTTTCGAATGAATACCAGCCGAAACACAGTTTATCAAGCCGGTTAATCCGTGCATAACATCCCATAATCTGTGCCGCATAGGAAATGATATCGCGAAAGGTCAAAGTATCATCCGACGGTCGTTCCTGGACCGTGTAATCCCCCATTTCAACCGTTCTTGCATCAAATGCCATTTGGCAACAGCTGCAGGCATCACTGATTATCTCCGTCAGTGTTGCTGGATAAGATAATGTGCTTTCGCTATATGACCGGTCAAAGAACAGCATACTGTCATATGCAGTTACTTTAATCGTCTGCTCCACTTCTTTTGCTTCCACAATTCGGAATGTCCCCTTTTGCAGCATTTCCCATGTTCCATCGGCCAGTTCCAGGCCGATCTTCGCCGTAATGTCAGCTTCCTCAAAATTCAGATCTGTAAACCTCTGGTCATCATTATAGAGCGTGATCGAATATTCTTTTATGATGGCAGCTCCGACCTGGAACTTTCCCGAATCGCTTGTGGCATCATTAATGGAATACGCCAGTACGTCATCCAGTGATAAAGTAATCTGTGTCCCGTCCGCAAATGTGATCCGGTCGGCAATACAGAATAATCGGCTTCCATCATTTCCTGTCACCGCTTCTTTGTATTCTCTGCTTGTGTCAATCATGTCTCATCACCTCTGAATCACATCAACTGATACGGATTTATACCAGTAATTCCCATCGCCGATATTGCCCAGATGTTCTTTGGCAAGTGTCCCGCGGTAAGAAGATATTGTGATGTCAACTCCATCATCGTGGAAAGTAAATGGAAAAAAGCCGGCAATCATCCGGCTCTTAATCAATTTGACCTCTGTATCTGTCAGATACTCCCACTTGATACTCAGGTTCTTTTTTTCCGCCACTACATCTCCAACCATTCTTCCGGCCAATGTACGTCCTGTATCAGATGACCAGATGATTTCATCTGATACTGTAAGGGCCGTCGGTGCCGGGAGCACTGTACTTCCGGATTTCAGTATTTCGCCATTTTTCATATGCTCCCTCCTATGTTATCTCTACTGTATTAAAACGACGGTCAATGCTCGTCTGCGCCATCCGCTGTAACGTTGCCACCTGTGTTCCATCAAGATTAAATCCTACAGACGAAAGTGCTGCAATAATCCGCATCACTGCATTGTTCATAATGCTTTCAAGCTCCTCTCTTGTGATTCCGCTTCCGGATGCCCTGCTTACTGCCTCATCAACCATTGCCTGCAGTTTATCCTCCGGGGCCACAACCTCTCCCTGGTGGCGGTTGTCGCCGATCATGGCAAGCTGCGGTGTGTTTTTCTTCACAAATCCGCCCATAGCAAGTTGTGGAATTTGTGGAATGCTTATGGTCGGAAGGAACGAAAATGGGTGCATATTAAGTATTTCGACATCTTTCATTCCCTGCAATGCACTGTTAAGTCCATTAAACGGGATTGTAATTACCCTGTTGATTCCTCTGATCAGACTGTTGATTACGCTCTTCAGTCCATTCAATATGCCTTCCTTGATTCCGTCAAATACCTTTCCGCCTGTACTGAACACTTCCTTGACTTTCTTCCAGGCCTTTGCAAATGTCGTTTCAAACCATCCGGAGACATTGCCAAATGCGTTCTGGATTCCAGTCCAAACTCCATCAAAGAATTTGCGGGTACCGGAAAAAGCATTCTGAACATTTGTGTATGCTCTTGAGAATTTTTCCTCGAACCATCCGCCTACATCAGCAAAAGTCTCCTTTATTCCGGACCACAAACCTGTAAAAAATCCCTTGATCTTTTCAATCGTTTTCTCAAACCAGTCTCGGATCGCGCCCCATATTTCTATTGCTTTTGTTTTAATGGTATCCCAGTTTTTGTATACCAGGACGCCTGCTGCAATCACTGCAGTGAGCGCAAGTACCCACGGGTTCCATACAGAGCCAACCAGCGCCCCGATTTTCTCGACTGCGCTTACCATTCCGGCGAAGCTTTTAATCAAACTACTGATTTTTTTGATCAATGATGCTATCTTGAACGCTGCAAAAAACGAAGCAATCACTATTGTAATTGTCTGAATCGTTCCTGGATTATCTGTGCACCAGTCTGAGAATTTCTGCAGTGCATCATTAATGCCGTCCCAAATGGTTAGGAATACTCCGCCGGTCCACCTGGCAATCGGCTGCAGCACACTGTCCCAGAACCACTGGAACAACGGCTGTAACGCCTCTATGATCCTATTGAGCGCATTTATTGCTATTGATAAGGTATTCAGAAAACGTGGTACAACCTCGTTTGCGCCCCAGATTCCAAGCGGTACCAATACCTTTTCCCAGAACCATAACAGCCCTTCCCCTACGTGGATAGCAAATGGAGCCAGTGCATTCCACAATTTTTTAAGGGAATCATTGAGCTTCTGGAAATCAACCTTCATCAGCCCGTTGTTTAAGGCGTCAACAAACCGTGGGATACCGGTTCCAAGTGTCCATTTTCCAACCGGGACCAGAAAACCGCTGTAAAAATCCTTTAAGGCTGTCCATGCAAAATTCCCAAGCTTTGCAAGTCCTTCATTCCATAGCTGCTGTAATGACTGGACTGCAGGCTCGCACAGGTTTTTGATGTTCTCAAACATTTTCGTGAACTTACTGTCCACTTCATCAATCACGGTTTCCCCCTGTGCGAGGCTTCCGAAATCAACTGTGCTTCCTGCTGCCGAAGTTCCGTCTGTGTCTCCGGAATCAGAGGAATCGCTTGTCTGGTCTGACAGTTTATCTATCTTGTCAAATCCCATCAATGCACGCATCTGTTGGGCCGCTTTCTTTGCGGCTTTGCCTGCTGCACTCGTTGAATCTGTCAGATCATCCGCTGCATCTGTTGCGTCTGTGAGGCCGTCAGACGCCGTATCTGCCGCGTTTCCGACTTCTGATATGGAACTGCTGCTACTGCTGCTTTTTTGTCCGGTAATCAGTTCGGTAAAGGCCTTGAATGCATTCGCAAGCGTTGCCAGCTTCCCGATGACTGTATTTACAACCTTTATGATCGGTGTAAACAGATTGATCAGTCCCTGGCCAATTGTTGCCTTTAGGCTGTCAAATTGCAGCTTCAGTATTCGAACCTGGTTCGCCCATGATCCGGATGTTCTGGCAAAGTCACCCTGGGCAGCTGATAGCTTGTCCTGTACAAACTGATACCGCAGGGCCACTTTCTCCGCTTCGCTCATGGCTGATGTGGTCTTTCCAAATCCATTAGCCAATGCGTAAGAATCCAGGGCGCTTTGTGTCATTACTACGCCAAGGTCTTTTAAGCTTTCTGTTTCTCCAGTAAATACAGATTTCAGTTTCGTGTAGGCCTCATCCTGTGTGATATTGTAGAACGATGCCACATCACCTGCCAGGCCGGTCAATGTGGAACTCATATCATAGGCCTGCTCTTCGGTGAATCCGAATGCCTTTGCCATTGCACCGAATGTACCAGTGTACTGTTTTGCCATCGTCTCCGATAAACCGAAGCTATTGATCGCGGACTGCGCAAATTCATCTACTTTTGATGTCATGGTCGGAAAGGTCACATCAACAACATTCTGAACCTCTGCAAGATCAGATCCGAGTTCCAGGCACTCTTTCCCAAAATCCACAATTTTCTTCACTGAAAATGCGGTTGCCAACGCCAGGCCTACCTTTTTTGCCAGGCTTGCGATGCCTTTCATCTGCTTATTGAACTGATTCTGGTTTACAACCAGATCTAATGCAATTTCTCCTACACTTGTCGCTGCCACTTATACCACCACCTCGTATAAGGACATCGACACAAGGCACTACCTGTCCTGATTTATTTTGATTTCAAATTCCTTTCTGCAGTGCCTTGCCTGGCACCGTATATAAACGCCCTTGCATTTTGCGTCTGGGACGTACTGTACTTTCTGTTCATGCCCGCAGATCGGACACTTTACTTTCTCTTTTTCAATTTTAACCACCTCCGGCCATCGAAACAAAAGCCTGCTTAAATCCTTCCAGTATCTGTTGCATATCCGATTCCGATACTGTTTTTGCCCTGCGCTGGAGCCATTCATTCCGGATCCTGCGCTGTTCCTTTGAAAAGTGTTTCAAAATCTCTTTATCTGTCTCTGACCGGATTGCTACAATCCGGCCCAGCGGTGTCTCCGGGCCGATGCCGGAAAGAAGCTGTTTAAACTCTTCCCATGGCATCTCGTGTATCTCCCTTGCCAGTCGCAACCCATACTGCGTCTGAAACGACGATACGACCAGGTCATAATCGTCAATCAAATCGTAGTATGGGTCTGTGCTTCCCCCGTATCATCTTCATCATTTCCTACAATCAGATTGATGGCCGCTTCCACAACCGTCTGGAAATCCCGGAAGCTGAGTTTCATTTTGTCAATTTTCTCCTGTTCATCCTGGCCAAAAATCAAGCTATACATATCTACAACCTGTTTCGGGCCTACGTTTTTTCCATCTCCCAGAATTCCCATGATCTTCAGCACGGTAGCTGCATCGGCATTTACCTTCAGTTTTTCTTCTCTGACCACAATGACCGGAGCTTCATCGAAACTCAGCTTATCTGTAATATTTACTACTTTTCCCATGTCTGTCCTCCTTTTTCATGGTTCCGGCAGCATTATGCTGCCGGCGTTACTTCCGGTTTTCCGTTGCTCATTACTTCAAATTCCAGCGGAGCTACTGCAGTAGAATCACCGGATCCAACGTTGGTTACATTGATTACAGCCGACTTGAACAACACAACCGTACCGTCCGGGAATGTCCACTGGAAATCTCTTTCCACATTGCGTCCGTTCTTCCATGCAAGCCCGGCTACTGCATCGTTCCCCGCATCTCCGACATTACGCTTCGCCGTCACGGAAATCGTGACCGCCTTTGCAGTCATAAGCCTGCGCACCCATCCTTCCGTATCAAATGGTGTCCATTCCTCCACCCCATTGTCGAACGATACACCGAATGTTTCGCAATCTGCAATACTTTTCAGCGCAGATGTTGATCCAGATGCCGCTGTGTTGATCTGGAACTGGTTTTCATAGCACGGAAATACTCCGGTCGCTGTGCTTGAAGCAAAGAACTGCAGGTTCATCTTTAAACCATTTCCTGCTGCTTTTTCATTCGCTTTCTTTTTCATCGCTTTCACCTTTCCTTTCAAAAATGACAGCCGCTTCAATGACCATTTCATAGATACCGGCATCGTCCGTGCCTATATCCTGTGGATCATAAAGCGGCTGTATGAATTTAATTGTTTCATTATTCACTTTTGCTTCTCTTACGCCTGTGACATTTTCAAATAATGCCATGGCTGCCTTTTCTGTATCCCTCTGTGATTTATTCCAGTGGATCAGAAAAGTGACGTATTTCGTCCCATAGGATTCCAGGAGCGGGCCGCCTATGGCCGTCTGATATGCATGTTCATGCTTGCTGTTATATACTCCAATGGATTGCTCCTGCTTGGCATCCAGCTTTCCGCTGTACACATGCTCTGCTACTTTCAGGGATTCAATATAATCCCTTACGTCCGATAACATCATATCCCTGTCAGCCTCCTATAGATCTGCTTGTAAGTCTCTTTTATGTGTTCGCTGTTCTTCCCGGTGCCTTCCGGAGGCTCCGCCCAGTCAGCGAGCCATTTTCCTTTTGCATATGGATTTTCTGTTTTTCTGAAATGATATTCCGGGTGAAAATAAAGCCGTCTCGCATATGGTGTGCTGGATACAAGTGACACTTTCCCTTTCGCGGAATCAGAAAAATCCACAAACGTACTTTCGTTTTGCAGTGCCCCGGTATCTCTAGGCATTACCTGGGCCTGCACCACTTCCGTATGTACGGATTCAGCTGTTTGTTCCAAAGCCGTTATCTGCGCCTTCGTGAGCTGCCTTATTTTGTGGGGATATAGTTTCACCTGTGATGTGACTTTCATCATATCAGAAGCACCTCCGTATAGTTCACGGTTCCATCCGGATTTCTGGCCTTTGTGCCCTGTAGCACCCGGCGTTTCATGCCAAATATTTCGGCGCTTCCGCCGGATATAACAGGCAGATCCGGGCAGATGTCCCCGGGAAACAATGCGGCTCCTGTGATCTCCACCAGCTTTTTTTCTTCTGTCAGGACAGTCCTGGCTTTATCCTGGTAATTGCACTTGCCAGAATAGCCCACCGCAGGAAGTGGATCCCCGTATTTATTCAGCCCCTCATGTTCCAGTTCAAGGCTGATATCCGTCTTGCAGAGCCGTTTCGGAACTAAACTTGGATATTTCATGACCTCACCTCGCTAACCGGCAGCACAGGCCCGTCTGGCATAGCAGAGAATAAGTCTCCCGCTTCATTGCAATGCCTTTATCCGTGAATACGTTCCATGAGCTTCCGAACTGGGCTGATACGCCGTTGATACTATAGCTGGACAGCACTGTGCTGATTTCATCCTGGTTTTCGTACTCAAAGTCCGCCTGCTGGCAGCACACCTCCCGGATGATTTCCTGTTGGAATGATGTCAGATTGGAAAATCCCCGGCCTACAATACGATTGTAGGTCAGGGAATCAATATGCCTGGATGCCTGCTTCAGATACTTTGGAATATCATCACCTTCCATAACAGTTCCCTCATAGTCATCTTCATAATATTCATCGGATGCATATGGATTGTAGGTCATTTATTCACCATCTTCCTTGGATGCTTTTCCGTTTTTGGTCTGCTTCTTACTTTCTTTCTCTTCCTGAGCAGCCTCCAGCTCTGAGACCTTTTCGCGAAGTGCTTTGTTTTCCTCTTCCATACGTACATATTCGTCATATGAAACTGTTTTTCCGCGTCCATAAGAGATTACTTTACCGGAATCATCCGTGATATCAAACCCTGCATCCTGGTACTGTTTGCTCTGCGTCTCATTAATGCTGTACTCTTTGTTTCCCTTTACCGCCTTCACTTGTCATTCCCCCTATTCAGTAACATTCATTGAGCAGCCTTCCACTTTCCTCTCAAGCAGGAAAAGATCTCCATAGCAACGGTTCTGATACAGATACCCGTCTGCTGTCCTGCTATCAGTTCCAGGTGTGAAGAGTTTGATGTAACTGTATTTGTCACGGCATACCACACAGGAAGTATGGATCAAGATCCAGTTAATCTGTTTTGCATCAGCCGATACAACGCATCCTTCTGTGAAGTCATATTTTGTTTTCATTCTGGCTGCCGGGACCATCTTAATCGCCACATCATCAAGGCTGTGCACTTTACGGTTGACAGTAGAAGGCGTTGTCACAGTCATTACACGCTGGATTCCTTCCGCTTCTTTAATGATTTTTCTCATAGTGGGCGTTACGTAAAGAATTCTGCCTTCTTCTGGCACACCAGCTTCGTCCATGATCGCCATCTCAGTATCAAATACTTCCAGGAAATTTGCCGCATCAATTACTGTGGCATCGATCCGTCCGGAATACGACGTAAGCTCCGCGTGAAGCTTGCTGAATCTGTACGAATCCTTTTCCGGAATCGCCTGTTCTGTCTCGAATGTATTCTGGATATTTGCAACAGACAGGGTAAGATTTGTCTCGTCGATGTCCATCGGATCAATCCAGAACTCAACGTCTCTGTCGTGTTCCAGCTTTTTAGCCTCCCAGTCATTCGACAGGCTTCCTGCATTGAATCCGGGCGTCCTGGTGTGATCCTTGTATCCGGATACTGTCATTCTCGGAAGCTTAATCGTCTGTGCATTGATGAATTTTACCTGCTGATTGCTCTGTGCCAATGCATCAGAACACAGTTCCTTTGCATATTTCTGCTGAAGCAGATTTGTAAACGTTGTAGCATAATCGTAAACTGCCATTTCTGTTCCTCTCTTTCTTTTATAAACCGAATGCTGCCTTTAATGCATCCTGGTTATTTGTTTGCTGCGTATTTCCACCTGTGCCTACTTGAACAAATCCGGTGGAATTATTAGTCTGTGGTTTCAGCGCGGGTACGTCCTCTAGTACCTTGTTGAGCGCCCCTTTCAATGTTTCTTCATTGATTTTTCCATCCTGTCCGATAACCTGGCTCAGATCAGCCATTTTAAGAACATATGGAATGGTTTTTGCTTCGATTCCAAGTGCTACTGCAGCTATTGTCGCAGCGCTCTCAATCTGTGCCTGCTGCATTGCCGCCTGGGCCTGCGCCGCCTGCTGCTGCAACGCATTCACATCTGGCTGGTTTGCTGCCTTCTGTTGCTTGAATGCATTGATTGCCTGTTCCACTTCTTGCTGCGAAAGTCCCTGCTGCTTAAAATAAGCTTTCAAGGCGGTATCCTCTTTCGCTGCCAGAGTGCCGTCCAGCATCTGCTGTATCTTTTCATAATCGATAGCAGATGATGCCTGCTGTCCCGGATTAGTGCCCTGCTGCCCCTGGTTTCCTTCGCTTCCGCCGGATCCGTCTCCTTCGGCGAAAAACTGTAACTGCATTGGAATCTTACATCTGAATTTATTATACATTTTGCTGCTCCTTTCCATTTTAGGGGTGTCGCCCCATTATCCATTTGCATCGGTGTCACCGGCCACGCATCTTTTATCCTCATATCGTGTTTGGAGCATAAAAATAAGACGCATCACCCTGCGCCTAATAGGGAGATCTTCGGATCACCTCTCTTCCTGCTTTTCTTCCTTTACGATTTCCACCAGTCCGCATTCCACGAGCTGCTCTCCCCGTATCTTTCCAGCCGTGAAAACCTCTCCTGTCTTGCGCAGCTTCAGATTCTCTGTCCTGTCGCGGAAATTCTGCAGTACCTTTACCTTCAACTAATCACCCCCTTGTGCAGGCGCAATTCTCTAAAAATGAGTATAAAAATACCACCGGCCTACTGACTGGTGGTATTAAAGCTTATTGCTAATATAATGTTCGTATTCTATCGGGATTCCAATATTGTATTTTTCATAATAGTGAATAAAGTCATATGGAAACATGAAATCTCCATCTGCAATTAAAGCACAAGGTGATAAAAGCTCTCCCGTAAAAATATCCTTTGACTCAAACATTCCGTAGCATTCAATTGGTAGCTGTTTTAGATAGTTCAATACTTTTTCCTTCTTAACGGAATTATGAATATTTTTATAGTCTTCAAATTTTTCGTTGCTATCATCGTAGCTCATTCCTTTAAAAAATCCAAAGCATTTCATTATCTCACTCCTTTCGGTTTGAATGTTACCATCTCTCCAGTATTTTGCTTTCCCACTTTATATGTTCCATCTGGATATACATAAAGTTTATCATTCGGTGCTTCCACTTCTACCCCTAGAGCATTGGCCAGCTGTTGGGCAAAACCGCCATCTTTTCCACCCGTATCACACGACAGTAGACGGATTTTTTCGCCATTATATTTACCGTTGTGGCGAATAATATTCGCTACTTCTCTTGCTGAAAGCATCTTTCCGGATTCTCCGTATTGAATCGATTGAGAAGTCCCATGTGCGGCAAGTGTAAAATATCCCTCTTTATCCGGCACCATATCAATTACCTTCTGCTCATATTTCGTTGTCATTTTGTTGATATCTGCTAATTCGATTATAGCAGAATTTGATTCCTTTGCAACGGATTTTCCGAAATATTTGTCCAGCACTTCCATTACTCGATCAGAATATTTTCCAGTCTCGCTTCCGATTTTCGCCTGTGCAAAAGCTTCTGCCATAAATTCATCCGCGTTTTCCATAGAATATCTGCTAAGTTTCACGGCTGCAAGTTCTTTCTGGGCATCTTCAAGACGCTTAAATGCAGCAAATTGTTCTTCTGCGCTTACGCTAAAATCCAAAAATGCTTTATCTTTCTTTAGTTCCTTAATATTGTCCTCAATAGCAGAGATTTCATCCATATATTCATTATATGTTCCTTTTATCTCTTTACGTATCTTCGTGAACAGCTTTGTATCCAGGTCAATGTAATTCTTAAGCGGAGATTCCATATCGATCAGACTATGGGCGAATTCATGCGTAGCCACATATTCTCCCAGCTTCTCATCCGGTATTTTGATGCAATATCCAGTTTTTGTCAATTCGCTTATTCTCTCAACCATTTTATCATAATTTTCCATCTTGTGTGGATTCAGAATAAGCTCTTTGATACCTATTGAATTCTGATGCCTTGTTGTAGCGAAAAACCGGGCGCCGTATGTCTCTTTTTTGTCTGCTACACGAATCTTCGTTAATCCAGTATTGTACTGTGAGGACAGTTTTTCAATAACTTCACTGAATTCTCTAGCAGTTTTTTCAGATACCCCTGTATATTCCGCCGTAACTGGATTTAACGGGCTCTTTCTCAATTCATCTGCTGATGTCATATTCAGTCCAAATGAAATTCTTCTTTCTTCATATGACTGAAGCAGGCTTTCTGTTGCTTCTTTGTTTATGCTTTCAATATTTCTATTATCATTGTCATGGCCCCGTTCTTCGGCTCTTATAGAGTATTTCTTTTTATTCTCCTCATCAAGAGAATACTTTGCCATTCGATTGTACTTCTCTGCCTGTCGATCCGCATACTGTTCTTGTACTTCCTTCCTATTGCTCTTCTCTACTTTTTCCAGTTCTCCCTTTGTCCAGGTATCATCGGCAGTAGATATCCCAGGAAAATAAGTAGTATGAGAATCCCTGCAGCGTGGATGATATAGACCTGCTTCTATGGCCGTCGACATCAACGGATATTTTCCGTCTTTCCTGCTGCCGCCGGACCATACATCATCAATCAGCACCTTTCCCACAAAAGGCAGGCATTTCGGGCATGGGTTGCCGCGTTTATTCATAATGACTGTATGTATTCCCCACTCCTGCCGTTTCGTGCCTTCCCCCTGTAGATATGCTCTTTTGCAGGCTGTCCGAATTGCCATATCAGCATAATCTGAAAGTGTATGCATCGCCCCATTGGAATACTGCACGCATTGGAGCCCTGCAGATAGCATATCCTTTGTTGCCATATCTACCGCTTTCTCATAGGTCCCGGCTCCTGTATTGGCATAAACCTGTGCATTATAAATAACCTTACGGTACTGGTCATTTGACCGGCGCAGGATGGCTACCTCCGCTTTTTCCATATCGTCAGAGGTGGCTTTGATCAGTGCTTCCAATTTCCGTTCATTCAGTTTAAAGAATTCTCCGGTGGTGCCTTTCACTGTCCTTTTTGCAGGAAATCCTTTTTTTATTGCTTCCAGGATTGCAATCTCCTGGTCCATCTCCCCTTCATCTTTTGCAGCCCGTATTAAAGCTTCGATTCTGGAATTGATTTTAGCAAATTCTGATCCGTATTTCTTCTGGTTCTGCATCCGGTATTTCTCCAGGCTTTTCAGCTGCTCGGACTGCCACATGGACCATTGCTTGTCCTCATCTGCCTCTTCGAGCTTATGCCGCTTCATGTTCCGGATCATGGACGCAATCAGTTCATCCTCTATAGTTTCAAATGCTGCAGTAATGTCGTATTCGTTATTAAGTCGCACTCATCAGCGCCCCTTCCGCCGCCACACCTGCTGCAGCTTTGTATGGACAATTCTTGTTATACAATACTTTGAATCCCTGTCCTTTAAACTGCCGCTTCAGATTTTTCAGCTGTGAAATACTGCTGCATTTATCGCATCTCAGTTCTGCATAGTCCCCTTTTTCCACGGCATAAATGCCGAACGAGACCTGGCCTCTGGCTACTTCCAGTAAGCCCTGGTATTCCTTCCGGCTCATTTTATATATTCTGTTCGCTACTTTCACCTGCACTTCCTGCACCTCCCTGGAATCCCTCTATCCGGAATTGCCCTGCTGAAATATTGACCCCTGGTTCATCCAGATCTGCAATGCCCTGTTCCGCTTTTAGGCGGGCAATTTCCTCATCCTTACACTGCTGATCAAGTGTGTCTCCATATAGTTCCTCCACGCACCGTTCAATGCTCATAATCCCCTGCGTCCTCGCCTTTCCAACCGTTTCAACCTGGCTCTCAAAGCTGGGGTTCGCATATTCGCCAAACGGTATATTCACTTTTATCTCCTCTAACGGCTTTTTGTTGAGAATCTTGTATGCGTTGATAGATGCCGCTACCACCTCCGGAAGTGTATCCTGAAGTGCCTCAACAATAGCATTTCTGGTGTAAAGCGTGGTTTTCTCTTTCTCTCTTTGCGCCTCCGCATTATCCAGCTTCTTAACATCAATTCCGAGCGTAGATGGGGAGATCACTCCCTGCAGACACAGATCCAGTGCGGTGACATAGGATGAAAGATAACTCTCATGCGGAATATCGGGCTGCTCAGTATTGATCATGTTCTTCCCGTTTTCATCCATATTGTCATCACCGGCAATAAACCTGTTATCAAACGGGCTTGGCTTCATCAATTCCCCCGTTTCTGGATTCCTCGGAATATAAGATTCTGGTATGTATGTCCTTGCACGTCCTGCGCGCAGCGCATCCATCCACTGGCTCCAGGATTCATCGAATGCATCAAAGCTGTCCAGTTTTCCATCAAAGATGCTCCCGCCCCTGCCCTCATATTTCGCAGATTCGTAAACTTTCAATGGAACTGCGAGGATTACTTTTTTATCGAACTCATATCCCTCAGGCAATTGAGCCGTTGCATCAATTTCATTAAGATCCACCAGCTTCTCGTCCAGATAGAGCTCGTTTTTGATGTACCCGTATCCATAGTGTTCATTTAGGACATATTGCCGATATTTTTCTATGTACGGTGTCTTGAACACGATTTCTTTTATCCTGTCGCGTTTCCGTATAACCTCGATACGTTCCCCTGGATACCATTCCAGTATCGGAAATTCACTAACTTCCGTGTCAATCGTAACTTTAAATGCTCCATCGCCGATAAACAGCACTTCTCTAAGCGCTTTCTCCAGCTTTTTATCAAACTTATTATCTGCCGCAATGTTTTTCCATAATTGCTCATTCTCTTCACTGTCTGTAAACTCAAATTCCCCCATATCTGGAAGTACGATTGCGGTCAAGGTACGTACAATCAGTCCTGGCAGGCCTGTGTGTATCTTTCGCATTTCCATTCCCGGTGTACATTTAGATGCCCAGAATTTGTACTTATCCGCATATTCTGTTGTTTGGGAATACATCTGTTCCAGTTCGTTTCCATCTCCTCGATACCAGATACGATTTCTGATTGCATTCGTCTCGAAATCCATTATTTCATTGATCGATATACTGAACGGATTTGCCGGCTGCACATTCAGCCAGTTTCGAATCCCGCGTTTTATATTCTCGCTCAATTTATTTGTCCACCTCATTTCTATGTTGCCTCCTCAAATCCTACCAATGTCCTGTATGGAATCCATCCATACTGTGATGCATTGATCGTATGGTCATTCCGGTCTTCTGGTTTATCTTTTTCTTCATCCCAGGAATACCGGTCAAGCTCCGCCAGGTGTTCTGTGCAGGTATCTACAACCAGATAACAGCCCTGCTCTATCCAGCCAAGCTGCAGCTTTATTCGATCCAGAATTTCAACTTTTTTATAACTGTCTATGAAATTATGGATGCTTCCATGCAGTCGTTTGTATTTTTTCAGTTCCGTGATTGTTGCCTGGTCTGCGCAGTCTACGAATACATCTTTTGCAAATCCCCATTGCTTTCGGTTATAATCCAGAAAATCCAGAAACTTTACTGCTGTATCAGAAGGGGCCAGCGGCTCTGACAGATCTGCATTACTGTATACTTTTTCATTCAGTATGATTAGACGCCTGTCCATAGTAATTCCCATGAAAATCATTGCTATCGTATCCGGTGACTTTGACGAATACGAAGTATCAAGTCCCGCCGTAAATTTCCGGAACTTTATTTTTCCATCTTTTATCTGCTTCTTGACCCAGGCTTCTGTAACTACGTGCTTTTTCCGGTCAAAATTAGGGAAAATCAGCCCTGTTGCTTTTCCGCGTAATCCCTGGATCTTGTTCTTCCATATTTTTGTTCCTTTTGGTGTATTGCGGATAATTTTTTCCATTTTTTCTTTCGACAATCCCAAATTATGGGCAAAAGAAAAAAACCAGTGCACCCAACCGGTTTTTTGTTCTTCCTTCAGTTCTTCCCTGATCTCTTTCGGTGTCTCCTCTTCCCACTCCGGAAGTGGCCTGGAACAATTGATATATTCCTTGTAAATTGGCAGGTTTGGGTCATCCGGATTCAGCGTGGCCATCAGATAATCGCATCTCATGGATGCTTCGCGGACAAAATCTATATCTGCTGTATTAATCTCGTCAATATACAGACAACCATATTGTCCGCCTAATGCTTTCTTCCATTTTTTCTTGTTTCCATAGCCCAAGATATATATTGTCTTATCGCCTTGTGAAGTATGAAACAGTAAATGTGGAATCTTGTCATCTTTCGTTCCACTTCCGTTGTATTCAACCAGTGCTCCGAAATCGTCCAAAATTCCCAGATCCTTATTGATAATATTCTTTTCAGCCGTACCTGTGTCATCTGCAGCTATGATGTGCAGTTTCTTTGGTGATTCAGCAACTTTCAGCATGAACTTAAATAATCCAACTGTGGTCTTTCCTGCTGCTGTTGTTCCTTCCAGAAACTCCACCGGAGCGTTGCACCGGATGAATGCTTTATACTTTTCAGACAGTAGCAAACGTTCTTCGCTCATTATCCATCACCACGCATTTGGCGGATCAGATCATCCAGTTTGCTTTTTTCTTCCTGCAGGCCAGACAGTTCTACCTTTTCCTTGAACATACCGAGGTGACGGCCCAGAAGTTCCAATGCCCGTACTCTATCGTACGTTTCCACGGATATTCCAAAATTTGTTTTCTTTATTGAGGATATTGCAGCTCTTTTTTCTTCCGGGAGTGTATCCGTAGGCACCATTTCCACCATGGATATCCCGTCCCTTGTCACTACTTTTGCAAAATCTGATCCATTTACGGATGCAATTTTTCTAAGTTCTTCAAGCACCCAATCCTGCTTGATTTCAGTGCGCTTTGAGCGCTCTTCCATGCGTTCCTGTATATATGTTTCAACCTTAGCATTTCTTAGCATCCTGCTGCCATTAACCGCGGCCACTTCATTCTTTTTTACTCGCGGATATGCCACCCGGTAAGCCCTTGTGGCATTCAGGTCTATTAGGTATTCGTCAGCAAATATTTTCTGTTTCTCTGTCATTTGGGCTCACCTCGCTTTTCCTGTTTCATCATTTAATTAACTGGGCCGTAACGGATTCGAACCGCTGCCTCTCCGGTTATGAGCCGGATGCTCTACCGCTGAACTAACGGCCCGTATTTTTGCAATAAAAGAGAGAGGCTTGAGCACCTCTCTTCTAAAAATGTATATTGATGGAATTCCTTTGGGAGAATCGGAACGCTGAGATTCGAACTCACGGCTCGCATTTACTACGGCTCATGTCACCTCCCAGTCGGGTGAACGTTCCGTCGGATACTGCAAAACACCGTTATGCAGTATCACTCTTAGTATTGATGTCGCTCAATACACTGCCTTATAGTCGGCTGCTCTCTTACGGTGAACAGTAACCGGATACCTTTTGGCCTCGGTCTGGTATCAACCGATTCAGCAGCAGAACTGTGACATCCTGCT